AACCAGCGGCCGAAGCCTGGGCCGTAAGGACCCCGACTTCAAAGCTCTGGCAAGGCTCAGTAACGAACGTGCGATACACGTCCGAGTTAATCATAATGCCCGCGCAAATCGCGGACACCCCGGCGTGCGACGTCGCGCCCCGGGCATCAAACTGCAGAAGTCCACTATCTCGCATGATTCTTCTCCTTCGCCCTTTTTAGTATGCGGTGATGTTGCTATCGGCGAAGTAAATGATCTTCGCTTCACCGGGGTTGCCGCTATCGGTCCAAATGCCCCGGAAGCCAAGTATGGCGTACCACGCAACCGAGAGTGCCCGGCCAAAGTCTGCCGGGAGGGCGGCGCGCAGCTCTGGCGAAACCACTTCTGCCATCGCGACCGCCTCGTCTCCGAACATCACGCCCTCACCACAGGTCGAATTGCTCTGGAACGCCTGGGAATGGTTGCTCTGCACGAACACCACGTTCTCGATACGCCCGGTTTCACCCGTACGCTTAATTTCCGGGTCGCCGTACTTGTGCCACTCTTCGAAGGTCGGGTCACGCTTCACGCCACGCAGCGCGAAGGTGCGACCACAGAAAATGTAATCATCACCCTGATACGGCTTCGCGAACAGGGTATCGTACATGTAATCTCTCATCGTCTCAACGTGGAAATAGTTGAGATTCGAGCCAGCAGCCGCGCGCACGCCCGTGGTCGAAATGGCGAACGTCACTTCCGTCGTTGGGCGATAGACAATCTGCGTCGCGCGCAAAGCAGCGGAAACCACTGTGTCGAACACCAGCGAAAGCTGTTCACGAAGGCGTCGCTGGATAGGCTGTTCCAGATCAAAGTGGGTCAGTTCACGGGCAAGGTTCGTGTACGGGACAGCCCGGCCGTACTCGCTCACCGTCACCGCGCGACTCGACACGGTGAAGGAATCCTCGGGAATACGCGACCCTTCAGACAGGAGCGCATTAGTCGGCTCAGCGATCGTGCTGAAACGCGGAATCGTGACCGACTCACCCTTATTGCGTCCGTAGCCGGGAACGGTCCACACGTACTCCATCAGGACCGACTCAGCCACGGCCGCCATCTTCAAATCATCAGACAGGGCGTGGTTCTTCTGCACGCCCGTGGGGGCGTCAAAAGTCCAGGTATACGTACTCATAGTTATTTTCCTTTAGTAGCCCGAAGCAGCACGCGACCACGACGATTTTCCGTCGCCTGTCTTCGCGCCTTAATGGCTTCGGCTATTGAGCGAGGCGGTTCCTCGCCTTCGTCAGTGTCCCTGCCCGACGCGCTCCGTACGCTTTGGGAACCCTCGGCATCAAAGATGTCGAGTCCTTCCGCGTCGGATTGCCGGCCCTTTTTGTTTTTGCTCTTTGAGTCGGCGACAGACAAACCCCATTGCTTGAGGCGTCCCAAGACGTCTTTTGCAACAGCGTCAAAACACTGGCCGACTGAAATCTGCGTTTCGACTCCCTGTTCCTTCCACTGCTCAATGTGACGGTTCAGGGACTCGCGCACAAGAACGTCCTTGTCCTTGAGCAAGGGGAAAGTCTGAAAAAAGGCTGATTCAAGACGCTTCTTGCCCTCAACAAGCCTTATTTCCTTATCCTGCTTTTCCTTTTGCACTCTCTCCAATTCGTTCTTACGCTCAATCTCCCGCAACACCCGAGCGGCTTCACGCTTCGTCAGCGTCTCCTGATACGTGTCCCGCTGGTTCTCGTATTCCTCCGGGTCGGTCAGTAGCAACTTGCGGTCGGGTCGGGCCGGGAGAGGCGGCAATCCCTCGTCTTCATCCGGGACAGCCTTCCCATTGCCCCCCTCAAGTTTAGCAAGGCGCGAGTTGATTTGTTCCAGAAGCGAACCGCGCTCGCCATCCCGGCGATTCAAATCCTGCCGATAGGAATTAATGGCAGACTTGACTTTCTCGGCCTGAGCCTTCGGGAGCTTGAGAATCTCAGTCCCTAGAACGATATCCTCGATCTCATTCTCCGCATTTTCCGACTTATTCTCCGCATTATTCTCCGCACGCTTTTCGACCTTCTCTTTGCGGACCAAATTGCCTTCGTCGTTTATGACGGCTTCTCCCGCAAGGAACGCCTGCATGTCCTTTTCGTTCGAGACAACAGGAGCTTTTTCCTCTGCCACCGCGTCAGGCATTATTCCTCCACTCCCCTAAAAAGCTTAGAAGTTGCATGATTACCCTTTTCCATTGTCGCAGCAAATTCATGTATATGGGCTTCTATTTCTGCAAGCCGATACCATAATCGCACACTTTCGTCTTGTGTCAACTCCCCTTGTTCTACCTTCTGCAACGCTGTCTTAATCAAGCCCTCCCGGCGGCTCAGGAGCCAGGGGCCAGAGAATTGATATTCCAAGAGAGCCTGCGCCCCTTTCCCGATCGATTCATTCAAGCGATCCCGACTCGGCTCGGGACGGTAATTCCCCGCCTTGGGCATTACTCCCGCTCCTTGGCCCCCTCAGGAAATTCGTCTTCGGCATGATACGGCGACACGTTGACGGGGAGATATCCTGTCTTCTTAATGGTCGCTTGCTCATTGGCGATGCGACAAATGGTGATCAGACACCCTTCAATCGCCCGCGCCATGAAGGACAATTCGCCCATGTTCTCGATGGTCTTCGGCTTGGTGCGGGCAAACCAGGCAAGCATCTCCTGCGCAAGCTCTTGTGGGTCCTTGGCTTCCATGTCCAGAATGTAGCCTTCCGAATTATACGTCAATTTATGCATACTATACCTCAACCCCCTCGCCAGCTTGACGCACCCCTGATGTAACATCTTCACGGCGTCGACTAACCATCGCGCTTCTGGGTCCTTGCGGTCTACCTGCGTCTCCCAGTAATAGAGCCAAATCGACCAATCGAGGGCGGAAATCAGCGATGACTTTCGGGCCGTCGAAACAGGGACCCTCCCCTCAATCCGCTCTATCCGCTTGTTGTCCCGTTCGAGGTACATTCGAATTACCCCCTTCGCCCTAGAAGTCCTATCGCTTCGCTTTATACCCGCCGCTTTTCGTCAGGCGTCCCTTACGCTTCATGTTGAGCGCGGTAGCGACCGCCTGCTTCTGTGACTTCCCCTCTTTCATGAGTTTCTTAACCTTGAGACCCACAGGCGTACTGTTGTGGCCCTGGGTCAGGAACTCCCGTTTCCGGAAGCGCCCTAGGTAGTCATAGACGTCGCCCCCGGCGTAGGAATCGCCAGCAACGCTAATCTTCGCAAGCTTGTCTTCCTTCGCCTTGTCGGTATCAACGCCGGTACCCACCTTTCCGAGGGCCTTGTCTAGATTCTTGCCGCGTAGCTTGGCGCTCGCACGGCCATAGGTTAACACTTCGCCCGGCATTTAGAATGTCCTTCCTGCCCGACGCGCCCTCAGGGCTTGATGCAGCGCATATCGAGCCGCGTTTAAGCGTTCTTGGGTCTTGCTCGAATTCGTCGTAAACTTGCCCATGGTTTCGTCAAAGAACCCACGCGGCTGCGCAGCCTTCAGCTGATTCCGCTCATTGCGAACCCGCTGCCTCATTTGCTGAATCGTCAATGGGTACGCGGGCGTGGGAACAGTGCGCGCGACATAATCCGTTCTCTGGCCAATACGCGCCTTTTCCTCTTCCAAGCGTCTCAGGGCAGCCTCAGGGACTACCGCCTGCGGTATCTGATTATGACCCTCTTTCGCCCATTGCTGCGGCGTACCGTGAAGGTTAGACTTCAGGTAGTCAAATAGAGGGCCTTTGAGATTAGGGCGAGAGAGTTTCACGGCTAAGACGCCCGAAACTTACGAAGTCCAGACGCCACGGGCTTCTTTGACTTCGTCTTTTTCTTTGGGGTCTTGTACCCGGGCTCCTCCCTTACCGCAGTCATTGCACGAGGCTTCGCAATATCGCCAACCGGCTTTTGCGCGCCACCGGCGGGCTTTGCGGGGGTCTGAAAACCCGGCGCCCTGACCGGCGTTGAGCCTGCCGCATTGGGAACCTTCGAAGTGCCGGCACCTCCGCCGCGAAGCACGGCCAAATCGTTCGGACGACGATTGCGATAGAACGGCGATGGCATGGACTGCGGGCGTCCCGGGCGTCCTGAGCGGTCCTTCATGATGTCATTATGACCCTCTTTCGCCCACTTGGTCGGCGAACCACGCAGCACGTCACCGAGATACCCATACAAGTCCCCGCCGAGCTTTTCCCTCTCCAGGGCGCCAGCTTGCTCGCCACGCTGCTGACGAACTACGGCATTGCTCGACGACTCGGACGCTCGCCCCTTGGGCGGCGACAACTTTGCGTACCCGCCCGTCTTGTACGCCTTCATGGGCGACATATTACGATCACTCACGCGCCCTGAGTCCATCGGCTTTGTAGTGTAAAAACCAACCTTCATACTCGAACCCTCCTTTATATTGCCGGAATTCCTACGCCGGGGATAGAAAGTTCCGGCGTCTTCGGAGCCATTTGTCCACCAAGTTCTTGCTGCTCACCTGCGCCCGTTGGTAGAGCGGGGGGGGTTGGAGCGCCTCCCGTAATCTGCGGCTGTTGCGTACCAGGCTGACCAGCCTGAGGCTGGGTAAGAGCAAGTGTCTGAAGCGCCATCTGCTGTTGCTCCATCTGCTGTTCGCCCTTTGCCTGCTCAACCGCCGCCTGGGCCATTGCCGCCTGTTCATCTTCCGTCAACTCCAACGTTCGCATGACCACGCCGGAGTTGCGTCCCATCAGCTCGACGAGACGCTCCAAGCTATATTTCTTCTGATAGGCGGCTTTCAAGTCGGGGTCCGCCGCCAGAATTTGCGCCAGCCCCGCGAGCTTGTTGAAGAGACGATTCTTGCTTGCTACCGCCCGAAGTCCGCGAATGGTAAACTTGACTTCCCGGAGCATCATAAACCGCTTCGCCGGGCCGAGACGCTGCATTTCCAGCGCCTTCTCAGGGCCGAGAATTTGCACGATATCGGGGGTAACCCAATTGTCTACCCCCTGCAATATCGTATTCCAGACCAGCTGGAATATGGACTCCAGGAATTGTTCAAACCTCGCTGCATAAGCTTCAAACAAAGAGCCTGAAGCAGCCATGGCCTCGACGATCTCCGTTGCTCGCACTTCTTTTGGTGGGAGTTGACCGAGCTTTAGATCGGGAGTGGCCATGGCAATCTGAAATTGCGCATCCACAATATTGAGCATCTGCATCGCGTAGTTCGGCACTTCACCTTCGTCTACGCGTTCCAGGAATTTCTTTCCAATCGGTTCGGTGTTTTTAATGGTCCCCGTATACGCCTGAGGAAGTCCCGCCTCGACTTCATCCGGATGCTTGAGCATGTCATCTCGCATTTGATAAATTCCCCATGCAGAGCGGATCGCCCCGTCCATCATGAGCGAGATGAGTTCGTTGCGAAATCTCCACATCGGCACTGCGTGGTCGGCGAGCGCCTTGTGGACCGTGGAAAGAGGAATGCCGTTCAACGGCTTAGAGAGGATAGGGCGGAAGCCGTCCCAACGGGGATTCGGACCGGGCTTTTGGAACAAATATTCCCCGCATTGTACCCACTTCGCGTTGCGTATGCGGAGTCCGCCATTCTTCGCATCCGGGAGATTGCCCCAAAATTCACGCACGCGAATCTTTCCCTTACGCGACTTAAGCGTCGGCATGCCCGTACGACGACGGCGATACGATTCCGCATCTTCGTCGATCTTGGATTCAATTGCCTTGACCGCAGTCTGATCATATGTGGGAATGGACTTGAGTTCCCACAGGGTGCGATCAAATTCATGGCAGACCCAGTTCCTCGCAAGGGTGGGGTCCTGGAAGTAATCCTCGAATCCAATGAGCGACAGGTCAATGCGGGTCTCTTCGTCGTCGACCCACTCCAAGACATCCGGACCGGACAGCTCGGTGACGTCAACGTCGATATCGTCCTTGAGGGGTTTCCCCACTTTCAGGCGGGGAATACGCTTATAGACGCGGACCGGGCGCACCTTGCAGGTGACAATCGACTCCAAAATGCCGTTCCGATAGGCGTCTCCGATGAATTGCTGAATGTCGTAATACGTCGACGGATAATCCCCGGGGAACCATAGGTTGGATAGGTATAAAGACATGAGGCCATGGCAGTCTTGGGGAGCCAAGAGCGACTGCGCCCAGCCAACGTCATCCACGGTAAACCAGTCGTCCGTATCGGTCGTGGCCCGCTGGAGCGTAGCCACTTGCTGGTCAACGGACACCGGAAAATCAGGCAGGGTTTCCTGAGATTGATCATCGAGTTTCTCACCCCAGTCCTGTTCCCCACGATACGCAAGAAGATTCTCTTCGTTCTGCCTCCTCCGCTCCCGAGTTGCCTCGCGCGCCTCCTCAATGGCGGAGTTGGAAAAGGAAATCGTATCCCGATCCGGCGTGGTCTGTTTTTGATTCGGCATTGTTTCTATCCTATCTTAAATCCGCTAACAATTCTACCCGTTGGCCGTGTTCTGCCCGTTCTCCCGTAACGCGGAGAAGGGATACGCCCGATTCCCTCCGAGAGGCGAAACCCGACACCGACCGGCGTCTCCAGAGTAATGCCACACGAGACGGCATCGGAGGCGTGGGTACGTCGCGCATACGGGTCGGTGGGGTCCTTCACCTTCTTGAGGCCCCCGTGCTTATCCCGCAACACCCCTTCTAAATCTGCCTTGAGTTCCGGACAGCGCTCGGGATGAAGCTTGAAGCGCACTTCTTCTTGCGGACCGCGCAGGCACCGATTCATGGCCGCTACGCGGTCCTCCACGGCAAAGGCCTTCGCGGGTACCTCGACCCGAATGGGGGCGGGGTAGTGCTCGAAGTGTTCGAGCATGATGTGGTAGTCGGTCATGCCCGTTTGGTGATGACGGGTATTACCCTTGCTATCCCCATGAATGATGAGCGGAGCATGCGGGTTTGGGTACTTTTGCCGGAACATCCAGACCATGTCGGGGATGTTGGCATTATCGTCGATTTTGATTTCATCGAAGCATGACCATTGCTCCCCGACACGTTGCCCGATCTCCCAGACCATGGGCTGGACGTTGAAATCGCAGAATAGACGGAGTGGGAACCCGGGCACGATGTCGAGGGACGTATCGTCGTGAAGACTTTCATGGTAGGCCCAATACGCCAGGTCTCCGCCGATCTGCGGCAGCAATTCCCCCAGTACCCGAATGCGATGTGCGATGGTACCCGGGGGGTAGACACGTTCGATTTCTGCACGTTGTTCCTCCGTAAGATAGGGATTGTCCCGCAAGGCCCCTACGAAGATATGAAATCCGTTTCCGTCGACATTCTTTCCCGTATCAATCCAGGGCTTGATCTTCGCCTGGTAGAACCAGCTTACACCTCCGGTTTCTCCGGGGTCCGGGAGGAGTGTCGCCCCCCCGCGTATCCAGAGTCGCCGGCCGACTTCAAGGCGGATGGCGTTCTCCTCGTAGTGAAGCGGAGGGGGAGGTTCATCGTACACGACACCAGAAAGGCCAGCCCCCGCCGCACCGGCAGGGTCAGCATCGTACGTATAGAACGTGGCCTGAGAGCCAATGCCCCGGAGCCTGAGCGTCTGAAATTGCTGGGACCAATGGGAGATTTCGGATTCAGGGATGAACGGATCATGCGACGTGGCACCATAACCGTTCTTGAAGATTTTAGGTTGTACGACGTCTCGGAGGTGCCGGAAGTTTTTACCGTAAATTCGGAGCTGAACCGCCTTATCATAGATGTATGCTCCTTGGCCTATATACGCTGGTCTCGGGTCCGGGTCCCCGGTCCGGAGAAAGTTGGAGGCCCAGAACATGGTCGCATCGGTCTTGCCGAACCGGTTGGCCCCCAGGAGCCAGGCTTCTCGCTCTGTACAGCCCAGGAACGCCTCCTGCTTCGGATGAGGCTTCCAGGTACGCAACCCGTCATGCTCCCAACGTCTTCGTAGCTCCTTCTCGATAAGGGAGAAGGTCTCTAGCCTCGATCTATCCATCTCTGGTCTTTGACCAAGCTTTAAGCTAGCGATCCTCGCTTCACTCATCTAACCCAGAAACCGGCTGCGTAGCATGGGCCAAAGTCTTAACCAAAGCACGGATACCCGGCACCAGAGCCGTTTCATGGTCAGTGTCCTCCAGGGCATTGATGCAGAGCTTGTATTTTCGTTCCCCGTTCTTATCCGGGGGATAGACGAGTACGATAGCGGAGGCATCATAGTACCCCGCTCCCGTGCATTGGTCTAAGAAGTCATGCGCAGAAAGGAGGATGGGGTCAAGTGGAACTACCTTCCTCATATCTTTAGAAGACTGTCGCGTTGCTTCACGACCTGAAGGCATCTCCGCTGTAGCTCCACCTTGTCTCCAGTCTCCTTGTGAACCCCCGTTACTTTTTCGCCGTTATACTGCACGGGAGCGAGCCCATGGTCGATAACCCGGTATATCGGACTCCGTAGGTCCGCATTGCGCCGCGTGGCCCGTACGTCCCCCCGTGTACCCCGAACAAACTCAGGCTTGGTAATGGAGTACTTGAAATACCCCGGTGGTTTAGATGACAGTCGCTTCGCTCCAGAAGACTGTCGCTTCATAATATCCGTTCCTCCCGAACGAAGGCGCGAAGGTTCTCGATTAGGTCTCTCTCCGAGGCATTGGCTATCTCCCCCGGAGTGAGAGCCTCCCCCCTCAGTTTCTCCTCAATCCCCAACAGCAATTCCATGGCCTTGACTGCTCCGAACTTCGCCCTGCTCATTTTATCGGCAATAGAAGCCAGGCGTTCAGCAATGACAAGCAGGTCCATAGCCTGCGCCTCCTCCTTCAACCCATCCACCTTGGTATGGAAATCATTCAACAGCTGTTCAATCTTAGGCCAGGCTTCTCTCTCCTGACGTAACAGCTCAGCAATGGCCCCCCTAGCGCTCTGGATCGACTGAGAGACCTCCGTACGCCGAATAGGGGTCAGTACCTCAACTTCGTTTTTTAAAGGCTTCATATAGGAATGTCGCTTGGCTCCATGGGCTCTCTGGGCCTAGTCTATGAGATGTCACTTCGTTCCATGCTAAATGAACAAGCATTCGAATAATGAGGGTCAGGTTCAAGGAGCTAGTTGTTTTTGGGGCCCCCCGGTTTGCGTACCGACTATGGCCCCCCTTCCTTGTGTAACTCTTTGTTTTACCTTAGTTATTGCGGATTGGAGGGTTAGTCTCTGCTGTAATATCCCCTTAGTTCCCTCCGAACCCCCCCTGCTTTCTAGAGCACTAAAAGAATCGCTTTGCTTGTTTGACTGGGAGCTTAGAGCACCATCGCTTCGCTCTTTGTTTGACTCCCGTCGTACCCCCGTTCTATTAGCTAGAACAAGATAGGGGGTTTTATCCTTCGGCATAGGATGCCCAGAGACAGGCATTGCATGCCAGCGAGACCCAGGCATAGGATGCCAGCGAGAGTGGGCGGCCTTTTGGGCTCTATCTCTCAGGCTCAGCTTCTTCTTGGTTCCACAAGAAGGGCAGAAGACTGCAGGGTTTTCTTCGTCCATGGGAATGTCGCTTCGCTCCATGCTAGATGTTTAGCACGGTTACGAGATATCGCGCAAGGAGGGGAAAAGGCTGAAAGGGCAGAGGGGCAGCTAAAAACGCTAAAGACGCTAAAGACGGAGAGCGAAGGTCCAGGTAACGAAACCGGGTAACGAAGGCGGGAAACAAGGGCCGGGTAACGGGTAATAGGACCGGGTCTGGTCTTTGACCAAGCTTAAGCTAGCGAGGGCTATGTAGCCTTAGAGGGGCAGGGTAGGCAAGAAGTACTGACCTGAGGTATCACTTAGCGATACTTTGGGTCGTTCCTTTTTGCCTCACTCCACTCCCATAGTCCCCCCACCCAAGGGAGGCGTTCAGGTTCCGCATCCTCTTCGAAGTCAAGATCCACGGCCGACGCCGCAGCGTCCTCGACTGCCTTCCACCAGGCGCGCGACTCTTTGTCCGAAGTGTTCCGTACGAGCTTTCCCGCCCTAGAGCGAAGCGATAGTGCTCTGAGGCGCGCCCCTGCCCTTTTACGCTTCTTCATCCCCATACGGGAATCCTTTTAAGATATCACTTTTCGATACCTACGAGCCACGAGATGCTATGCGGACCTGCGGGAACCCTCTTTCCCCTAGGGGCCGGCCTCGGGCCTGCACCGAAGATGGACTTGCCCACCTTCCTGCCGTCTCTTATTCCCCTTTTTACCTCCCCAAGGTCTCCACAGCCCAATAGGCTTACAGTGAATAGGGGTTCTCCAGGTGACTTGTCGAATCCCAATGCAAACCCCAGCACGTAATATAAAGGCAGGTTGAGGGCTTTTGCCGCGTCACTCATGGTTGCCCCTTCCACACATCTCCATCCCCCCGCTAGGAGGAGAGCGCCTAAGGCACAAGCAGAGTGATCCTGGGCGTCGTACATGAACATAGTGGTAGGCTTGAGGCCTGTATCCTTATACGCCTTTTTGACGTCTTTTACGGTTA